CCGTGGCGCTGAAAGTGCTGGATGACGTCTACGTGAAAGGGGTAAACCGTCTGAAACCCCATGCCGTTGATGCCACCCGGTACGATGCGATCCTTGACGTGGATGGCGGCCAGTCGCCCGGGCTGCAAGACGCGCAGCAATTCGGGTGTCAGAAAGTCCATTTGGGCGAAGAAATGATCGTTGCCGTCCGTATGCCCAAAGTCGGCGTAATTGGGGCTGTACTCATACTGCGTAGAGAACGGTATCGAGGTCAGTACCATTCCCACGCTGTCGGCATCCATGCGGCGGGTTTCGTCCACGCAGTCGTTATTGACGATGGTGTAGCGCTCGCCAGACACTTGCACGCGCTCCACACCCATTTTGCGGTTCAATACATCGGCCATGGCGGCGGTGGACAGGCCGTAGGTTTGAATAATCTCTGCCATTTTTTGTGTCATCTCTGTGTGTTGCTGCCACTTGCGTTCTAATTCGCGGCGCACGCTGCGCTCTGCCGTGGTGTAGATAAAATCCACGCGCACCGGATGCTGCTGCAAGAAGCGCTGCAAGCGGTGGATTGCCTGGATCAGGTCGGCAAACTTGAAGCCGATCCCCATGAAGATTGCCCATGAGCAATGCCGCTGAAAGTTGCAGCCTGCCCCCGCAATCACGGGCTTGGCCGCCAGCTCTTGAATGTGGCCGTCGCTAAAGTCGATGATCGCCTGCTCACGCTTGGCCAAGTCTTGGCTGCCGTAGATGCTGACCACGCCCGGGATGGCTTTTTCCAGTGCGCGGCGCTCATCCTCCAGGTCGTGCCAGATCACACGGTGCGCATCCGGGTTTTCGGCGCGTAGCTGCAAGACTTTCTCCAGCCTTGCGGGCAGGCTGCGGCGCTTTTCGCGTGCCGCTTGGGTAATGCCGATAGCCTCTTGAGCAAACATCTGATGCTGCCCAAACTGGTCAACTTCATCGTCCGCCGGTGCAGAGTCGATTTCATGCCAGCGCACATCAAGCGCTGGCAGGGTGTAGCCGTCATCGCTACAACCCAGGTCAGACGGTTTTTGTACAAATAATGCCCATGAGGACATCCATAGCCAAAACTCCTGTTCCTTATGCGGATGGAGGGTGAGCTGATCGGCCTTTTCGCTGTTGCGTTTGAAATAGCGCGTTTTGGCTTGTGACACGTCCATGATGCCCAGGAATGCGCAATAGGCCAGAAGCTCGATGTATTCGTTTGGACTTGGTGTGGCGGTGGCGACGAATCGATACGGCACCTGCTGGCCGATGACGCGCTGGCTGATATCGCGCCGGTCATCGCCCGCGAACAAAGCCATGAACTCGCGAAACGTCTTTGTGCCACCAAAGCCGCGCAGGCAGGCCGCTTCGTCCAGACTGGCGACGGTGAAGGCGCGGGGATCCAGCTTGCCGTCGCGGATGGTTTCGTAATTGGTCAGGTAGATGCCGTTCGGATCGGTGCATTCTTCGATGCGACGGATGAATTTCACCTCGATTCCCAGCATCTGCGCGTCACGGATAAATTCCTGTCGCACGCCAAGGGGGATTACGATCAATCCCATTCCAGATGCACGGGCGCAGACGATGCGCACGATCTCAAGCTGGATTACCGTCTTGCCAAGACCGAATGCACAAAACACAGCCCTGCGTCCGCCTGCTACCGCCCAGCGCACGATCTGGCGCTGGTGCGGCTTGAGCATGGGGTTCACATCGGATTCAGCAATCTCGATACCCCAGCTTTGAGCCATTTGCACCTTGGCGCGCAGGAAGTTCTCGTAGGAACTCATGGCGTCAACTCCCCCTTAGCTGCGCGGTGCTGAATATCCGCGCGTCGCCGGATACCAATTCATCGCCGGATACTCGCGTATTGCCGGATACCCGAGCACGGCCGCATACCTGCGCACGGCCGTATACCCGAGCATTACCTGTAACCCCTGCATCTTCGTGTACCTGCGCATAGCCGTATACCTTTGCATGGCCGTATACCAATGCATATCCGTATACCCAAGAACGGCCGTATACCTGCGCATTGCCGGATACCTGCGCAGCGCCGCGTACCCGCGCATCTTCGAATACCCGCGCTTCGCCGGATACCCAAGCACTGCCAGATACCCAAGCACTGCCTTCGTAGGATAGGTTTTTTTCAGAAGCGATATACCCGCCCATATCGCCCGCTTTCACAACACCCGGAATATCAATCAGCGCGCGGATTCGGAACAAAACCTTATTGCCCGGAGACATAATCGTGTCGTCTTTCAGCAATTCGTATTTCTTGGTGGTCATCGTTAGATCCCCTGTTGGTGCCGGTCTCTCCCGGCTGTCAGTGTTCGATCAGGCGGATAACAGTGCTGTGGCGATGACGGGCGCAGTTCCCCGCGTTGCAAAGTTCCAGTGCGTCAGCACGCGGGCAACCAAATCCACCGGCATCCACGGCTCCAATTCATCGGCCAAGATCTGCCGTCCGTCATTGGCGTTACCGCCACGGGAGACATAGCGGGCAATGGCTTTTTCGATGGCTTCGGTCTTGGTCATGGCGGTTGCTCCTGTGTGTGTCGAGTGTTTCCTGCTACCCCCCCCCTACTTGGCTGCCCTGTGGGCTACGCTGTTTGGTGAGGCGTTGGGGGAATATTAGCTATATTTAATTTTTGTGTCAATAGCCATGGTTAATTTTTTTGATGGACTGCTAATATATACTTGTGCTGCTACGCCAGACGCAAAAAAGCCCCTTGGTAGGGGCCGAGGTGGCATCGAAGACTAGTTTGGTATCAAGAGCTATGCTTTGCGCACGCAAAGCGTTGGCGAAACAGCCGCGCAGCGGCTAAAGATACTCACATTCAGAACTAAGCAGAGGGTAGCTGACAGGGAGGGGTGGACTGTTGACAGTGGTTGCGTTAGCGTAAGGTGCTTGGCAGCGATCCATACTGCTCTATATATATTTGGTGCATCCTAAATTGCAGTCGGCTGAAATAAACGACAGCCAGATTCAACTGCTTACGGAACACTTCTGCAGACGCTCTGACACCGGTATCCAGTAAACGGAAGGTACCTATCATCAGAGAATTTTTGTCATGGAAAATTATGTCCAGTTCGTCTTTTGCTGGCGATGTATTCCATTTTGCTTGCATCTCACCCAACGCCAGATTGTTTTTCAGTGTTCGCAGTTTTGCCGCCAAGTTAGCAGCAACTCCGCCAGGCATGTTTGGCAACATGCCCCACATGCCCGTGATCAGGTACAGGTTGGGGTCATCTCTGAGTTTTGTTGCCAACATGATCACTTGGTTCATTTCCTCATTCATGGAGAATAGTCTTTTTCGGTCTCGCCATTCGTTGGCTGTTATTCCTAGTTTGGTTGCCTGTGCAACGACAGTGAAATTTTCCTCGCTGTTCAAGATGGTCTGAGCGAATGCAATGCTGGGAACCAAGGAAAACCACAGACTGAATATGACCCGTAAGATCGGTTTTTGTGTGGGAAATTTCATCTCTTGCTCCGAGGAAACCTGCTTGCCATTGTTGTAGCTTCCATATAGGATTTCTATGAGCGCCACGCGTTTGGGTAGATCACACCGTTCACAATGGTGTAATCGGAGTTGCGCTTCGGTAGCTTAGGCATAGTATGTCCAGTTGTGGAAACCACGCTAAGCCGTAATTTTTTTTGGTGTATTCAACGCCTGCAGTTCGTCAAGGCTTCTTCGTATCCCTGCCGCCACATAGGCTTTGTCGGTCTCCTCCAAACCGGAAATTTGCTCGTAAGAAACCCATCTTTCAAAGAGCCATGGGGATAGTGGTTTGCGCTCTCTCGGCAGGACACCGTGTGCCAGCCAAGCATCCGAAACATTCAGAAATTCGGCAGCTTTGACCAAATTCTCCCCCTTGAGATTTTTAGTTCCCCCTGTTAGCCACTTGTGCACGGACGGCGGTTTTGCACCCGTTGCGCGCGCAAGGTCAATCGCCCTGACGTGGGCGCTCTCCATTGCGCTTCTAAGCCTCTCTGCAAGCGTTTCCATGATGCAACACATGCTAGATGCTCTTGGGTTTCCTATGGCTATTGACATGCTAGTTAGCTATGGATAATATTGTTGGCATGATCAAAAAACTCCACCCCGATTCATCAGTAATTACTGCTCTTGGCGGCACCTTTGCAGTTGCTAAGTTGTGCGACGTCCGCCCTCCATCGGTATCCGTCTGGCGCAAGACCGGTATCCCAAAGGCCAGACTGATGTTCTTGCGGCTGGCGCGCCCCGACATATTCGGCCCCGCGCCATTACCTAGGGAAAGCCCCTACCCCATTCAGCCGCCCCCCGCCGACACCCCACCACAAGAGGAAACCCGGTGAATAAAGATCTCTCGACAGCCGCACGGCTGGATCGTCTGGAACGCTCCGTGCGCAATATGTCGGTGGCACTGGCACGGTATGCAACGCATAGCGTTCCACTAGCAGACCGGTGGATGTTTGCTAAGTGGTATGTGAGGGCCGAAAGTCTGCAAACCATTGACGATTGCGACATTCCTCTGGATGACCGGCCAGCACCGGCCCGTTTTTCCATGCGTTTCTTGTTTCTGTGTGCACGTATACGAGCTCTGTTGATTCGACGATGGCAATCACGATGATTACATAGGTCTTTCATAACGATATCCATCCCATGAAACGAGAGAAAAACACCGAGCCTTTGCGCATAAACCTTGGCGAGACGCTCAAGGCGGATTTGAAGGTTGCTGCGGCCAAGGCGGGGTTTGATTCGCTGTCGCCGTTTGCCAGAAAAATCCTGCGTGATTGGCTTTATGGGAATTGTGGCGAAGATCGCGATTTGTTGGCAGAGACGGTTAGGGACGAATAGGGACGCAAAATGTTCAAGGGTTTTCGTACTCCCTGTTACGGCGACCAGGTGCCAGCAAGTCAATTGTTGGCAATGGCGGGGCATATGCCGTTTTTCGGCTGCACGTCCGGTTCAGCGCTAACCGATCAGTCGGGAAATATCAACAAAAATCGTAGGGACGATGAGGGACGAATGAGGACGCAAAAAAACAAACCGGAAAACCCTGAGCCCGCGCCAGACAAGCGCGTTCCGATAGGGCCGCAAGATGTCTGAGCAGCGCTTTCACCTGATTAGCCCGTCAGCCCGCAGTAGCGCGATTCATGCTGTGGCGCATGCTGCTGTTGGCATGGTGTGCGAAATCCGGCAGTCCACGCGCAGCCTGGATCAAAACGCCAAGCTGCATGCGATTTTTGCCGACATTGCCCGACAAATCGAATTTTTTGGTCAGAAGCGTGACGCAGAAACGGTCAAGCGGCTACTGGTCGATGCGTTTGCACGTGTCAAGAAAGCCGAGGGTGAACCGCTACAGGGGTATGGCAGCGTGCTACCAAGCCTGATCGGTGATGGCGTGGTGCAGTTGGGCATCCAGACCCGCCGATTCACCAAGGCGCAGATGGCTGAATTTATCACGTACCTGCAAGCCTGGTGTGTGGATAACGACGTGCGCTTGTCGGATGCGGCATATGTGCCTGATTGGTATCAAGACAGGGAGGCGCAATGCGTGTAGCGATTCAGAAAAATGCCTTGAACACCAGCGCAATGACGCCGCCGAGTATCGCGCCCAGCATCCATTGCAGCAAGGTCATACGACCTTCCAAGCGGATGATGTCGCTTTTCACCCCTGCGATGTCACCCTTGGTCGCAAGTTGTGCAGCATGTTCGGATAGTGAAGCATCCAGAGCCATGCGCAAAGCCTCTGCCTGCGCCTCCGCTTGCTCTTCGGGGACTTTGGCAGCCCTAAGTTTTTTGACGTATTGCAACGTATCGAAGAGTGGCAGGGTAAGTGTGCTCATCGGTTCATCTCCAAGAGTTGATCGCAGTGTAGCACCGGATGATTCATGCAGAGGGAAGCGATGGGGAATTTAGTTCGTTACGAAACAGCCTGCCGCGCGCTGGCCGAAGCCAAGCAGGTAGATGAAGTCAAGGACTTGCGCGACAAGGCCGAGGCGATGCGTATTTACGCCATGCAGGCAAAGAACAAGTCGCTGGAAGTGGACGCCGCAGAAATCCGCATCCGAGCCGAGCGCAGGCTGGGCGAGATGATCGCCGAGCAAAAGGCGACGGTGGGATTGCATAAAGGCGGCAATCCAAACCTAACCCCTCGTGACCAACGAGGGGTTAGCGATGAGGATTTTCCAACCGGTCGTGTGCAACGACCGGTTGGAAATGCTGGGGTCGGGGTTAAAGGCCAACCGGCGGTCGTTGGTGACGACCGCCGGTTAAAACTCGCCGATACAGGCATCAGCAAAGACCTGTCGAGCCGCGCGCAAAAGCTGGCAGCCGTCCCAAAACCCGAGTTTGAGGCAGAGGTGGCAGGCTGGCGTGAGCGGGTACAGCAGGAAGGTCAGCGCGTGACAACCCGTCTGGAAGCTGCGGGCGCGCGGGCGCAAAAGCGATCCGCCAAACCCGGCAAACCAGACCTGGTCTACGAAGGCGAGGATTTGTCCGGCGAACTGGGCAATATCGATGACCTGATCGCCGATATGAAAGATCTGGAAAAAGAGAATGCCGACCTGAAAGAGCGCATCAAGGCGTTAACGGTCAGTGACCTTGCCGAGGAATTGGACAAACAGGTGCGCATCCGTCAGGGCATTGAGGTGCGGCTGGCGCAGGAAATGAACCGCGCCAACAAGTTCGACAATGAACTGCGCAGCTACGGCAAATGGACGGCAGAACTGCGCAAGGTACTCAACATTGACGGCGGACGTTCGCAGTTGACGGCCGCCGTGCGTGCGCTGGTCAAGCACCAGCAGGCGGCGTTTTAAGGACACGGCCATGCAAGCGTCCACCATCCCGCAACTGCGTCCGTACCAGCTTGAGGCTGTGGAACGCATTCGCCAGCACGTGCGCGCGGGCAAGAAAAACATCCTGCTATGTGCGCCTACGGGCGCTGGCAAGACGGTTATCGCCTCTTACCTGATTGCCGCCAGTGTTGCCAAGGGGTCACGCAGTGCGTTTGTGGTGGATCGGCTAAGTCTGGTGAATCAAACCAGTGCAGTGCTGGATAGTCTGGGCATTGATCACGGCGTGATGCAGGCCAATCACTGGCGCTTTCGGCCAAGTCGGCAGGTGCAATTGTGCAGTGTGCAGACGCTGGCGCGGCGCGAATGGCCGGATGCGGATTTGATCATTGTGGACGAATGCCACACGATGAATAAATCCGTGACCGCGCGCATCCAGTCGCGCGATGTCGTCACCATTGGACTGACGGCTACCCCGTTCACCAAGGGTCTGGGCAGACTGTATGACGCCATGGTGAATGTCACCACGACAAACCGGCTGATCGATCAGGGGTTTTTGTCGGGTTTTCGTGTATTTGCCGCATCCGAGCCGGACATGAGCGGCGTGCGCGTGATTGCTGGCGAATGGGAAGGGGCGGAAACCAGCAAGCGCGCCATGCAGGTGGTGGGCGATTGTGTAGCCGAATATCTGAAGCACGGGCAGGGGCGCAAGTTCATCTGCTCTGCCGCCGACATTATCCATGCGCGCGAATTGCACCGGCAGTTTATGGCAGCGGGCGTGGTGTGTTCTCTGTACACCAGCAAGGAACTTAATTCTGAGCGCGACCTTGTGGTGCAGGAGTTTCGTAAGCCAGACAGCAGCATCCGGGGTCTGGTGACGGTGGTTGCGGCCAGCAAGGGCTTTGATGTACCCGATATTGGCGTGGTCATCATGGCGCGTCCCTTGCGCAAAAGTCTGGCCGAGCACATCCAGTTTCTGGGCAGGGGGTTGCGCACCGCGCAGGACAAGAAGGAATGCCTGGTACTGGATCATTCCGGGAATTGCCTGCGCTTCTGGGATGACATGCACGAGTTTTTCGAGGCAGGCATTCAGACGCTGGATGATGGGCGCAAGAAACCGCAGGAAAAGCGCAAGATCAAGAAGACGGCAGAGCGCGTGACCAAATGCCCGTCGTGCAAGCTGCTGCATAAACCCATGCCGTACTGCCCGCACTGCGGCCACGAATATCCCAAGCGTAGCGCCGTGACGCATGTGCACGGCACGCTCAAGGAGCTTTTGAAAAACGGTGAACGCAAGGCATTAAGCGATACCCTGTGGCCGCAGATCGTCTATTGGGTCATCCAGAAAAAGGGCTTGACCGATCCGGGCAGAAAGCAGGCGCTGGCGATTTACAAAAACATGACCGGCCAGTGGCCGATTGGGGATTTTTACAAGACCACGCCGGTACCGACAAGCGCCGAGGTCAAGAAAAAAATCAGCGCGCAAAACTATGCGTATATCAAACGCAGGGACAAGCAGGATATGCCGCCTGCGCAACAGTATCTGCACGCCAGTGCCGCAGACGTTCCGGCATGGGAAGACGTGCCGATCAATCCTGCCCTGCTGGGCGTGGCGCACAGCCATCCGGGAGCACCCGCATGGAAATGACGTTTGCACAGTTTGCGCAAAGCCACGGGTTGATCGTGTCGCAGGTGATCCCCGGCAAGTGGGTACGTGTGCGCACGACCGACAAACCCAAGCATCGCAACGGCGCGTATAAGTACCTGGGCGATTTTGGCTTTGTGCAGAACTGGGCAACGATGCTCGAACCTGCCGTCTGGCGCACAGACAAAGCGCAGGTGCCGCGTGCTGGCGCGCAAACACGGGCAATCAACCGTTCGCAACAGATCAGGCAGCAAATCCATAGCATGCGCGTCATGCGTGAGCACTGGCACAGCCTGCCGCCACTGACTGGCGGACATCCGTACCTGCAAGCCAAGGGTTTGTCCATGCAGGGTTGCAAGGACTTGCGTGTCGATGGTGCAGCGTTGGTCATCCCGGTCTACCGCAATGCGTCCCTGATCAGTCTGCAGACCATTGCGCCAGACGGCACCAAAAAGTACCGCTATGGATGTCCGGTCAAAGGGGGCAGTTTCACCCTTGCCCGCAGCGATGCAATTCTTACCGTTCTTGTTGAAGGGTTTGCTACCGGGCTTGCCGTCTACCAATCTTTGCCGCTGGCGCGCGTCATCGTGTGTTTTGACGCGGGAAATATGGTGAAGGTAGCAAAGCACCTGAACATCTCCGGCATGACCGTGGTGTGCGCGGATAACGACTGGCAAACCGAGCAAAGGACTGGCAGCAACCCCGGCATGGAGCGCGCCCGCATGGCGGCTCAGGCCATTGGTTGCGGCATTGCCTGTCCAAAAGGCATACAGGGTACTGATTGGGCGGACGCCTTAAGCGAGTGGACAGGCGCGGCAGCGGTACACGCGCGCAGCGAGAACATCGCCCGCGCGCAGGCTGCCGCCCGAATCAAGATCGAAATCATGAAGGAGGCCAAACCGATTTTCAAACGCTAACCGAGTGGGCTAACCCCCACGGCGGCCTGTTGACCTGCCCCCAAAGCTGGAGAGGGGACGGAAACGAACGGGATGCTTCTCCAAGCAGCATCACAGTCAGCACACCCCGCTTGCAGTACTTGTCGAAGGATAAACGATGGACACGGGTAGACCGCTCAGCGATGGCCGCCGTAACCGTGTCGAGAGGCTACGGGGGAACCGTCCCAAGCCAAACCCAAATGAGTGGGCCGATATGGTCAAGTCATCAAATGGTCGATGAGACCGCCGAGCAGTACGACTTGATCCGGCTGTGCAGGAACGGGTAGACGGGGCGCTTGAATGGTGCGTAATCCTGCAAGTGACAGCGCATTCAGAGACTGTCATGCGGTGTAAGTGTCCGAATCTCGTCCCATGGGCAGATACGCAGTCACTGCCGCCGATGCACTAAGGGGACTGATTCGACCAGTCCTCTTAGGTGAGTATCGGCGGCTTCAGGAACCGATCTGAACCCTGGGCAGGAGGGCGAAACGCAGGCACGGTGGTACAGGCCAAGACACTGATACATCTTTAGTGACCCCTGCGCCCACCGCATGTTGCACCGCAGCATTTTTCGTTTTTGTCACCACATTAACCCTTGCATGGCTACTGACAGACTCTTGACACCGGCAGACCTTCCACCACACGAGACTTACTGTGGTGTGCATCCGTTCACGTCGCAACTGGCGGCGATCCGGCAGCTGGTGGAGCAGTACCGGCGCGAGTGTGAAGCGCGTTGGGTGCTGCGTTTGCCATTTGCCAAGCGCCGCCCATGGCTGCAAAGCATTGGCAAGCGCCGGGGTGAGGCAGGCAGAAAGTATCTGGAAGATGAAGTGATCCGCCAGTATCGGTTTATGAAGCAAGGGGATCTGCCATGACGACACACGCGCACAACATACTGGCGCTGGATTTGGGTACGAACACGGGCTATGCGGTTCAACGGCGTGACGGCAGTCAGCGCTACGGCACGGTCAAGTACACGAAGCGCAAGATGGAACACCCTGGTCATCGCTGGGCGGAGTTCAGAACGTGGCTGTCTGTGCTGCTTGAGACCGAGCAGATTCACCTAGTCGTCTATGAGGACGTGCGCCGTCATGAGGGAACCATGGCTGCGCATGTGTACGGCGCGTTTGAGGCGTTGATGCAAATGGGCGCGGTTACCCGCAACATCCCCGTTGTGCCGGTCGGTGTTGGCGTGGTCAAAAAGGCGTGGACGGGATTTGGCAATGCGAGCAAGGCTGCGATGATCGACGAAGCACGGCGGCGCGGGTTCGACCCCGATACCGACAATGCCGCCGATGCGCTGGCGATTCTGCATTGGGCTGTGGTGCAGGAACAATCATGAATCCATCGCTTACGGCTACAACTTTGCGCGATGTAGAGGATTTTCCTGTGGGTGTACGAGTGATAACGCCTACTGGAAGATTGGGTGTGGTGGTGGCGCACAAAGGGGCGGAATCGCGTGAAGACGTGTATGAGCGTTGTGTTGTGCGTTATCAATCCGGCGGCGGTCTGGACCGGGATACGGTGCAGTTGTTGCCGCATTTGCTCAAACTTGTTGATGATGATTCACAAAAGGAGCTGCACTGATGAGCAATACCACAAAACCGGCTAAAGACGGTAAAAAAGCGAGGAATACCGCAGGCTTGCGACGCGGCGGAGGTCGCCCAAAGGGCGCGCTCAACAAAGTGACAGCAGAGGTGCGCACGCTGGCACGGCAGCACGGGGCTGATGCGATTGCGGTGTTGGTTAAGCTGATGAACGAGTCGAACTCAGATCGAACCCGCGTTGCTGCGGCAACTGAATTGCTGGATCGTGCCTACGGAAAATCCCCTGCATCGGTGGATCACACGACGGGCGGCGACAAGCTGCCGACCACCGGTCCAGCAATCATTAACGTGACGATTAAAGAGCATGACGACGCTGGACATTGATCTGAGCCCCAAACAGGGGGAAATTCTCAAAAGTCATGCTACCGAGATTCTGTACGGGGGTGCTGCGGGCGGTGGCAAGTCGTTTCTGATGCGAGCAGTAGCCATTATTTGGTGTGCCATGATTCCCGGACTACAAGTCTATCTGTTTCGCCGGATCATGGACGATCTGATCAAGAACCATGTGGAGGGTAGCCGTGGCTTTCGCGTCATGCTGGCCGCTTGGGTGCTGGAAGGACGGGTACAAATTATCGATAGTGAAATTCGGTTCTGGAATGGTTCGAAGATTTATCTCTGCCATTGTCAACACGAGAAAGACCGATTCAAGTATCAGGGTGCGGAAATTCACGTGTTGCTGGTTGATGAGTTGACGACGTTCACGGAAACGATTTATCGGTTTTTGCGCACGCGCGTGCGCATGACATCGATGATCGTACCGAAGGATCAGGCGAACATGTTTCCCCGCATTTTGACTGGCTCAAACCCTGGCAATGTTGGACATAGTTGGGTCAAGGCAGCTTGGGGGCTTGGGCGCGACGGTGCGCATGCGCCGATGGAAATTTGGCGCACACCCGACGATGAGGGTGGGATGTTGCGTCAATTCGTGCCTGCACTTTTGGAAGACAACCCAGTGATGGCAACCGACGATCCGCTGTATCGCGTCCGCTTGCGTGGTATGGGTTCTGCGGCGCTGGTGCGTGCATTTGAGTACGGCGATTGGGATTCTGTGGCTGGCGCGTTTCTTGAAGGCGTATTTGACCCGGCACGGCACGTGGTCACGCCGTTTGCTATTCCGGCGTCCTGGAAAGTCTGGAAGGCGATGGATTGGGGCTATGCGCGACCCTACAGCGTGGGCTGGTGGGCGTTGGATAACGATGGTGTTTTCTATCGCTGGCGTGAGTTATATGGTTATGGTAGCAATCCGAATGAAGGCAGTCGCGAGGATGCAAGCGCAGTGGCAAGGCGCATTCTCGCCATTGAGGAATACGACGAGCGCTTGGGTTACGAATACCGGCAGAACATCGCCGATTCAGCGATTTTCAGTCAAATTGGCACAGAATCCATCGCGCGTGCGTTCAGGCGTGCAGGCGTGGTGTGGCGCGAAGCTGCCAAGGGACGTAATTCACGCGTGAATGGCGCGCAGCGCATTGTGGATTTGCTGATGGCGGATCGTCTCAAAATATTCGATTCGTGCCGACACTGGTTGCGCACGGTGCCGTTTTTGATGCCAGACCCTAATCGGATGGAAGACGTGGATACCACGATGGAGGATCACGCATGGGACGAGACGATGTACGCCACAGGCGCGATCCGTCGTACGCCCGAGGGCGATGCAGAAAAATCCGAAGTACACGAGGATACCGCCTATGCTGATGACTACGGCAATATTCAATACAAGGTCATGCCATGAACCCGACCGATGACACTATTGGGCCAGATCAACCTTCTTCCGAGTCTGGCGAACTGTTAAAGCCCGAAGACGACGAACTGGCGAAAAAGTGGGCAGAGCGCATCCGTGCCGCGCGTAAGCATTGGGAGAAACTGCATGCGCGCATTCAGCACAACCGCAAGACAATCGCGGGGTTTAACTGGCAGCAAAAACCCGATTCGCGCGAGTTTGTGGACACGCGTGCCAATCTGATTTTCAGCACGGCGCAGGCGACGCTACCGAATATTTATGCGCGCAACCCCGATGTGTCAGTGACGGGGACTTGGCGGCATGGTGATGTACGCCTGTTTTGTGAGACGCTCGAAACGGTGTTGTCACGCCAGATGCGCGATGCGCACTTGAAAAAGCGTATGAAAATGACGGTGTTGGGTGCGCTGATCGAATATTTCGGTGTGTTGAAGGTGACGTATCAGCGCGATTTGCGTACTGATCCTGCCATCATCCAGCGCATCAACGACACCCAAGACAATATCGAACGGCTCGAAGGTTTGGTGCAGTCGCTTGATGATGCCGATGCGCGCAGTAATGCCGAGCTGCACAAGCGCGAGCTTGAGCAAATGCTGGCGGGTCTGTCACAGCGCTCGGAGGTGGTGGCCGCCGAAGGTTTAGTGATTGATCGGGTGTTGCCGGAAAACCTGCTGATTGACCCTGCCGTAGTTGAGTTCGATGATTACGAGAATGCCGACTGGATCGCCCAGATTGTGCCGATGACGCGCGGCGCGGCCAAAGCGCGCTACAAGGTTGATTTGACGGGGGCGAAGTCTTACGAAGGTTTTAACGTGATGGATGCCCAGAGCGGAAAGTTTGGTGGTGGACTCATGGGTGGTACCAGTAAGGGGACGGATGAGGAACAAATTTGCATCATCGAGATATGGGACAGGCAAAGCCAACTGGTCTACACAATGGCCGATGGCACGTCCTTTTTTTGTCGCGAGGCGTTTTCGGTACAGACTGTCGGTCAGCGCTGGTATCCTTTCTTTCTGCTGCCCTACGCGGTGCTACCCGGACAGTTCGTGGCACCGTGCTTGGTGGATCTGACAGAAAAACTACAAAGCGAACATAACGAGACGCGCGACAAGTTTGCCGCGCATCGCAACCTGAACAAGCCCGGCTGGGTGGCTGCTTCAGACTTGTCCGGCAAGAGCATCAAGCGTCATATTGATGCGGAGATTGGTGAGGTGGTGCTAATCGATACCGAGGGTAGGCCGCTGAATCAGACCATCATGCCACGGCCAAGCCTGCCTATCAATCCGGTGGAATACGACACAGGGCCAATTCGGCAGGATTGGGAGCAGGTTACGGGTTTGCAAGATGCGGCGCGCAGCAGCGTTATTCAGCCCAAGACGGCTACCGAAGCGAGCATCATGCAGCATTCGTTATCCGGACGCACGGGTGAATTTCAGGATAAGCAGGAAGATATGCTCACCGCCATGAGCCAGTACGCCGCCGAGGTTCTGCTGCAGAATCTGAACCCGGTTCAGGTTGCGCGTTATACCGGACCGAACGTCGAGGCTGTGGTTGACCCTGTCACGGGTCAAGTGATTGAACCGGCGCGTCAGGCGTTTGATTGGCCTGAACTGACGCGCGATCAGATTTTTGAAATGGTCGAAGTTTCCATTGTGGCGGGGACTACTGGTGCGCCGGACAAGATTCAGACGCAGGAAATCTGGGCCAGGGTGTTGCCACTGATCCAGCCGCTGATCATGACGATTATGCAGATGGCCGTGCAAGGGATTGATTTCAAGCCGCTCGAAGCCCTGTTACGCGAGACGCTCGCGCGGCTGGATGACCGTATTGACGTGGATCAGTTCCTGCCGCAGATGCAGACTGCGTCTGGTATGCCGGGCATGCCGGGTATCGCACTGCCGATGTCACCTGCGCAGATGCCGCCGGATCCGGCGGGTATGCAACAACACGGTTCTCCCCTTCCCGCCATCCAATAGGAGCTTATCTCATGGACGAAAAACTGCAAGAGGGTCAGACCCAAACCGCCGCCGATTTGCAAGACAGCGGTACGCCTGCGGATTCCCCGGATATTTCGACTGATAACGGGGAACCGAATGAGCAGCAGCCCGCGTCACCACTGGGCGAATATGAAACACTGCTGGCGTCCTTGACTGAAGGTGGTGCGGCAGACGATCAGACTGCGCCTGCTGGTCAGCCGCGTGATGCGTCGGGACGTTTTGTCAGTGCTGCCACAACGGTTGCGCCAGAGCAGACCGCCCAGGACACGCCAGCGCAATCAAGCCAGCAGCCGTCCGGTGATCCTGTCGTCGCCAAAACGCCAGAACAAGAGGACGCTGAATTGCTCGCCAGTATCCAATCCGAGCGAGGGCGTGCGCGCGTACAGCAGTTCATCAGCCGCGCCCGCGAAGCCGAGGGTGGCTTGGTGGCTATCCGCGAAGAGGTCGAAAAGGCGGGATTGACAGCGCAGACGTTTAGCCAGCATTTGGAGTTTTCAAAGCTGGCAAATTCCAATAGCCCGCAAGACTTGCAAGCCGCAGCACAGATGCTTGAAGATGTACGCGCCGATATTTACCGGCGCTTGGGGCAGGACGCCCCGACGCTGGACGTGCTTAGTGCGCATCCAGATTTAGCGCAGCGCGTGGCAAATCTGGAAATGCCGCGTGAAGTCGCGTTGGAAGTTGCGCGCATGCGTCACGTCACTGCCGAGGAACAAGCCCGGCAACAGGTGCAAATACGCCAGCAACAGGATGCGCAGCAGTTTCAGAGTGACATTGCCGCAGCACAAACCTCATTGGAAACCTACGTTGCCAGCCGCCAGCATGAGGTGGATCATCCGGCGCGCATGCAGGCAGTGCAGGAATATTTTGCCAATCCGTCTAATCTGCAAAGTTTTGCGGCTACGTACCAGCCGCATCAATGGCCGTCGGCCATCCGTATGTTATATGAGAATGTGCGTATCGCTTCTGGTCAGCAGCAAGCCCGACCTGCGCCGATCAGCAGTCGTCCAAGCACTTCCGGTCGTCCAGCGCTACCAGCCAATGCTTCCGGTGCTGATCAGATCATGCGCCAGATCGAAAACATGGGTTTGGTTTAGAAAAATCCTTGCCCATCCCTCAAACGTATGATAATGCGCTTGCCATGGGTGTAATGGGCAAGCCGATTCTGGCCGGAAAACGCGATAGTCGAGTGCGCGACCGACCCGGCCAAATTGGATTCCTGGAACCCCTCATACCGAATTTGTCGCTGCATCGCCGGGGTCGCGTCCGGTAGCACCACTCGTACTGTCCAAAATTCGCCAGTAGCCGAAGTCGCGTCGGCAGGACGGATACGAGAAATACCAGTCTGGTGTGCTGGGCCGGTGTGGAAGTTGGCTTTTTGCGACTTTCATTCTTGGAGCGGCGATCATGCCCATTTCTTCTGCAGACCTTGCCACGCTTGGCATGTCTTCTCTTGACCAATACATGCGCAACATGCCGGTGGATCAGATCGGCACGGCGCACCCCTTGCTGAAAAAGCTAATGCAGCGGCGCAAGCAACTGCTGGGTGGCAAACAAAACGTAATCTTTCAGATTCGCAAGGCGTACGGCTCTAATTTTTCGTGGACGTATGGGACGGCAACGGTGAGCTTTAACACCCGCGACACGTTGGCGCAGGCCGGGTTCCCTTGGCGTCGATGCGTGGACGCCTTTACCATCAGCCACGATACTTTGTTTGGTAATGGCATTAAGGTGGTTGAAGGCGAGCGCGGTGCAGTCAAGCTTGATCAAAACGAGGCCGTGCAACTGACAAATCTGCTCGATGAGCAGCGCGAAGCATTTCGGCTTGGCTTTGAGGAAAAACTTGATCTCGAATTGCATCGCAATGGTGCAAGCGGCGCGGATGCCATCACGGGGCTAGATGCCCTGATCGCCACAGCGCCCAATACTGGCATCGTCGGTGGTCTGGATCGTGCGACTGCAGCCTATTGGCGCAATAACGCTGCAATCGGTATCGATACCGGTACGACGGATGCACTGAAAAACGCCATGGAAGCGCAATGGCGCAAGTGCATTCGTGCCGGTCAGTCCGCGCCGGATTTCATTCTGGCTGGTTCCGCTTTCGTGGACGCCTACGCCAGCACGATAACAGTGACCCAAAACGCCAATGCTGGTGCGGTCAAGACTCTGGATATCGGTACTGGGAAAGGAATTGAGACGGGGCTTTTTTTCAAGGGTGTACCTATCGTCTGGGATCCGACGTTTGAAGCGCTCGATAGCTTGGATTCGCCGACGATTCCTTGGGAGAAACGGTGTTACTTCCTGAACTCGCGTCACATTGAACTGCGCGACGATGGGATGGATATTGTGTCACCCGTGCGTCCGCACAATGTGCTGTCGATGTTTTTCATGATTTCGCTGCGCTTGGTACTGGCCGTGAAGCAGTCCAACGCCCATTCGGTTATCGCCATTGCGTAGAACCCGACTCTGCAGCCATTCGGTTGCAGAGCATTGTCACATTTGGAGAATCCGTTTATGTACGTTATCCACGCGAAGGTGCGGCGTGATCCGCACACCACTACTCCGGTGACGGTACGTGCGCATGAAGTCGCTATCCTGCAAAGTCTTTTCGGCGAGGAGAATATCCATACCCATGATGGGCAGGTGCTGGATGTAAAGCGCCTGCGTCCCGAAGACGTGGCCGGTCAGGTTCCCATGCCAGAAGACGAATACGAGCGTCTGGCGGCAAAGTATGGCGGCGACGAGAAAGGCTTGCTTGTCGAGCAGGTTTACGGCAAGAAGGCTGGCGGTGCATTGGATGCCGCCAGGCAAAAGTTGAACGCAATGATTACCAAGGTTATAGCGACTGAAAATGCTACCGAGCCGCCAAACACACGCGCTCGCCGCCGCAGCCCGGCAACTAACAATGATTCGTCCACAGATGCCGCAGTTCCTACGGCCATTGCAGACGCGGCACACACGCAGGGGTAAGTCATGGCGCAGCCCCCCCGCTACCAGAGGTACAAGGATTTCGCTGAGGATGATACTGACCAGACCGACAACGAAGCTATCAACACCGAGTTTGATGCTGTAGCGCTAACTACCGATGGCATACGAGCGAATCTTGCTCTGATTCAGCGTGATGATGGGGGATTAAAAGACGGCATCGTGACCCGCGATGCCTTGGCTGCGCTCCTTACAGAGGAGTTGTATGCAGAGTTTTCCGGCAATGTCGAATCCGTTTGGGCAGCGGTGCAACAGTCTGCCGCAGACGCGAGTGCC